GGGACTTTTAAAGTCCCTATGTACAATGGCCTTCTGATATATGAGACTCTAGTGTTCTAGACAATAATATATCGACATGTGGCGTTCTAACGGCTTCGGCAGCGTCATTCCCCCGTATGGAGTGGAGAATATAAGCGTTAGACTGTGACCAGCACAATATAACTGGACGTAATTATTAAGTAAAATTTACACGGTGTTAACCGAAGAAACCATTTTAGTTTAACATTTATGATTTATTTTATACAACAATTGCGAACCCTTTACGAACGATATGTTTATATCCTGACCTTTACTATGTGAATTCCTATGGATCCCGGTGGAATTCAAGCACGACATAGTTTTATAATTTACTGAAGTTTACGCGAGTAATAAGCTCTTTTGTAGCTTTCAGTGCATGTTTAGAAATTTATTTAGTAGCGATCAATGAAAAGTGATTCTTTACAGATTTATCTCATACAGATAATCGACAAAGATAGCCTATCAAGCTAAATAAATAACGAACCAGCATGCGATACTGATTGAGCAATATCTTAGTTTATCAGCGAATGACAGTAAAATATAAGATTTTCGAATCAAGGTAGTCCCGGAAAAACATATTTAGTAGGAAAGTCCCATGGAACAGTAAGCGATACACGAACGAAGACGACGGATCAAGACGGATCCAGGATGGATAAAACCATGATGTTCTCTACTTACAAGAAAACTACCGGTAGTGCTTCCCTTACCAAGACCCCCGCACCTTTGACATATCAAGCTAGTATGAAGGTTCTATCAATGTCTGAAGATGAATTTTTCAATCTGAAAGATGTTGAACGAGCCCAAATACTTAAAATGGTATATGTGGATCCATTTGCTTTTCACATGTTACATCAAGATGTGAATTGCATAGGATTTACCTTATCTATATATGACAAAGATTTACGCACAAAGGACCTCGAATTATTTGATTTGAATTGTGAGTATCATGAAAATTTATTTGATGCTTTGATGGATTCCGAATTTGAACAAGTTTGGTTTACATTATTGCTTAAATATTTAGAACATGTACCTGCAGAATTAAACTGGAGAGGAATGCCTATTTTTCCCACCATTTATGTTTCTCAACATTTTTGGTATGAATTATATCGCATAGGATTTTTGAATAAGTTATATAAATGTGGAACTTGGGAACAAATTATGATTCTCCTTTCAGGAGATGTTGAATTGAACCCAGGTCCCACTGAATATTCTTATAAAGAAATCTGCCAAAGACGAAATAAGCGAAAACGAGTTTCTAAATCTTATGAAGAAATCAAGATGCAACAACATATTGATAAAATAATAAGAGAAGAGAGACTCGCCCACAGGACAAATCCCAAGAAATTAAGAGATGTTATTGATTGTGAGATGCAGGTTTTCGGAATGATACCTGGAGTTGTTTCCGCAGCTTCAGCAGTTTATTTAGGAAACAAAACGCGTGTCACTATGGATAAAGGATCTGAATTTCTAACACGAATTAACGAAAATATAATACCTCAAATTGAGGAAACTTTAGCAGGTTTCCGCAATACATATGCTAAATGCGAAGCGAAATTATTTGGAACTATAAGTGTTATTGATGTCTGTACAGATATCATTAGTGCCTTGTTACAAGTAAGTTTTTCACGACCAGCTGTGAGAATAGCTTCAATAGCAGTAGAGGTATTTAGATTAATTAAGAAATATATATCTAATTTTAAAATTTCGACTGAAGTAATAAAGGATTTATTAACATTCAATGTATTTTCACAGAAAGAAGTTCAACCTGAAAAGATTGATGTGAATATGCAAATTGATGTTAATACAGAGATTTTATTACAACCTAATGTAATAGTAACAGCTTTATTTTTAATTTTAAGTGTAATATTTACAAAGACTTTACCAACGAAGGATGGAATAGAATCTATGATCAAACGTATTGGAGATCTAGGACGTTCCGCAAAAGGAATTATGGATCTTAATACAGTTCTTCATAGTGCAGTTTCATCAATGTTGGAACAGTTTGGAGTAAATGTTTTAGGTTTAAGACAAGAAAGTGAGCTTCAGCTTCTAGTAGAAGGATATAAAAACTGGTGTGAAGAAGTTAAAGCTTTAGTAGGACATAAGATTAATAGAGATGGAAGTTTTGATGGACAATCGATTGTTGAAAGTGTTATGAGGGATGTTTATGAGATTCAACGTGTTGAAAACATGTATAAGAAAGGATTAGACATTTCTCGTAGCATTGCAGAAATGAAATTGCCATCAAAATTGACAATTAGTTTTAATACACACATGAGATACTTGACAGAAGTTTTCAAAGCAGTAGATACATCTGGTGCTTTTGGAAACAAACCACGCACTCAACCAATAGTCATTTGGCTGTTTGGTGATAGTGGAAGTTGTAAGTCAGGTATGACATGGCCCCTAGCAATAGATTTAAATAATAGTTTATTAGATGATGTTAGCGAAATGCGAAATTTTTCTAAGAATATCTACATGAGAAATGTAGAACAGGAATTTTGGGATAATTATCAAGGACAGAATATAGTATGTTATGATGATTTTGGTCAGATGAGAGATTCATCTGCCAATCCCAATCCTGAATTCATGGAATTAATTCGTACAGCTAACATAGCCCCCTACCCCTTACACATGGCCCATTTAGAAGATAAGAGGAAGACGAAATTTACATCTAAGGTGATAATCATGACTTCTAATGTTTTTGAGCAAAATGTGAATTCGTTAACTTTTCCGGATGCTTTCAGACGTAGAGTAGATTTATGTGCTGAAGTGCGTAATAAGGAAGAGTTTACGAAGGAATGTTGGTCTCAGAGCAAAGGATGTATGGTTAAGAGATTGGATAAAGAAAAAGTGAAACGTTTAACAGGAGATATCCATTCAACAGTTCCATATTTGGTTGACTTATTAGATGCAGAAAGTGGTCAGAAATATAAAACAGATTTAGAATATGAAGATTTTCTAGATATGTGTTTGAGAGAAACCACTAAATGTAGGGATGAATCAGCCCAATTAAATGAATTTTTGATGGATTATGCTGAAAAGCGTAAAGACCGATGCAAACTCTTAAATGATATAGAAAAAAGAACTATGGATGAAGCTTTTGAAGATGCTATTGACGTGCAAATGCAAGTCAATACTGATGAAGAGCTTCAAGCTATAGAGCCTAGTAGATTACGAGAGATGATTGAAAGCTGTAAAGATGTTATAGTTTATACATATGACAAACTTGCAGTTAAGATTTCAGATCTCAGTTTTCAAATGGCTGCTCTTGACTATGATGAGCAGTGGAAACGGATTCAAAATTTGAAACTTTATGAGAAAGTTTCAACAGGAGTTTCATATTTGACACAAGTAATGAATTCTGGACTTGCAATTTGTAAGAACTGGATTGATGAAACTGTCAAATATGTGGCGGATCACCCTTGGACCACAGCATGTACTATTTTGGGAACTTTACTTGGTATTCTTACTATAGTAGGTTTCTGGAGATGGATTTGTAGTGGTGACAAGAAGAAACAGGCGATAAAACGGCATTTTGTAAACACTGGATTAACTCTAGTTTTACCAGACCGCGAATTGAATAAGTTTTGGGAATTAGATGAAACTTTAGATGTGAGGGACATGCCAGTCCAACACGTTGAAGAACATCTGATGAACTTACTTAAACCCCGACATAGAGTTGTCTTAGTACCAAAAGTAACTCGTTACATCTTGAGTGTAATAGATAATCATTCCAAATTGACTGATAAAACTATTCTTATTACTAAAAATCGATTCTTTACTTATCAAAATAAGTTTATAGAGTTGGTTTATGGTGAGATGAATAAGTTTTTTGAAGAAGATCCAGAAAGTTTAATTAATACTCCCAAAGTTGAAGCTTTTGCTTCAGCTGATTTAGCTACTTTTAGACAACGAACCCCAATAGTGATTGAAGCACAGTCTTCTGGAGATAATGTGACTCTTAAACAGCAAAAACCAATTGTTATAGAGGCGCAGTCTTCAGCAGATTGTGTAACAAAAGCTAAGCCCACAGCGAAAGTGATTGAAGCATTTGCGAGTTCAGATGCTGTAACATTGAAACGACCAGCAACAAAATTTGTTGAAGGAAGTGGATATGATACAGTTGATGTATCTATGCAGATGTGGAGGGATCAAGTAGCACAAAAATTGATAACAAATCGAATTCTCACAAATCTGTATAAGATTTGTGTGGTTCATGATGACGACACAGTAACACCACTTTTGAATGGACTTTTTGTTCGTTCAAATGAGATGCTTGTACCCGGACATTTGACCGGATTCATAAGTGAGCATGAAACAATAGAAATACGTAATCTTTTTGATGTGGTATTCAGAGTACCATGGAGAGAAGTAAAAGTAATTCAAATTGAGAATGCTTTTGGTGAATCCAAGGAAGCAGCACTATTGTCTTTCCCCCGCTTTGTTTGTCAACATACGGATCTAGTTAAGCATTTCCAAAATGCTGAATCTATGTCTAAGTTCAAACGTTGTGAGGTGACCCTACCTGTATTACGATATTCAGAAAAATTGGAGAGGTTTATGGCTTCTTTAATAGAATGTGATAAGGTAGAGGCGTATGATAAACCCTATACGCTAAATGATAGTGCTAAAGGACAGTATATATTACGACAAGGATTAGAATATACAATGCCAACAATGAATGGTGATTGTGGAGCCCCACTAATCATCAATGAGACACAGGTTATTAGAAAGATAGCGGGCATACATGTTGCTGGAGCAGCAACAGGTAAAGCCTATGCAGAGTCTATTACTCAGAAGGATCTCACTAGAGCTTTCGATAAAATCGAAGTTTCTATGCAGATACAATTGGATTTAGACTCTTCAGTGGATCTTTCTAAAACTGAACCCCAAATACCTGCTGGAATAGAATTTGGACCTGAGGATTTACAATTTTGTAATCTTCCAGCTTTAAAAATGATTCCAGTTGGTAGACTTGACCAACCCCTATTCGAACCAGGCAAAACTGATATAAGGCCTTCCTTAGTACATGGACAAATTTCTGAAATTAAGACGAAACCGGCTTATTTACGTAACGTATTAATTGATGGGAAATTAATTAATATGAAACACAAGAATTTGATGAAATGTGCTATGGATACACCTTATATCTCAAAGGACTTGATAGATGAGGCATATCAGTTAACCAAATCAGTTTGGTTGAAAGGTATGCGTAACGAATTGAGAAGAGTGTTGACTTATGAAGAAGCCGTTTGTGGCTCACCCATAAGTGAATACACTTCCTCAATTAATAGGAGTAGTTCCCCAGGCTATCCTTGGATTAAGGATAGAGTTAAAGGAACTAAGGGAAAACAAGGCTGGTTTGGCGCTGACGGAGAGTTTATACTCAATGAAGACGTTGAAGCAGCTGTACAACGACGAATAAATGCAGCTCGTGAAGGAAAACGAATGCCAGTGATGTGGGTCGACACATTGAAAGATGAAAGACGACCTATTGAAAAGGTAAATCAATTGAAAACACGAGTATTCTCAAATGGACCAATGGATTTCTCAATAGCTTTTCGAATGTATTATTTGGGTTTTATAGCTCATTTGATGGAAAATCGAATTAATAATGAGGTTTCTATTGGAACGAATGTGTATTCTCAGGACTGGAGTAAAACAGTTAGAAAATTGACGCGAATGGGAAATAAGGTAATCGCTGGTGATTTTTCAACTTTTGATGGATCACTAAATGTTTGCATTATGGAGAAATTTGCGCACTTAGCTAATGAGTTTTATGATGATGGACCTGTAAATGCTCTTATCCGACATGTTTTACTCTTAGACGTGTATAATTCTGTGCACGTTTGTGAAGATTCAGTTTATATGATGACACATAGCCAACCTTCAGGAAATCCTGCAACAACACCATTAAATTGTTTTACAAATAGTATGGGTTTACGTATAACTTTTGCTATTTGTGCTGCTGAAGCAGCAGCAAAACGACAACTTAAACAACTGTTGATGAAGGATTTTGATAAGCATGTGAGTATAGTTTCTTATGGAGATGACAACGTTATTAATTTCAGTGATGAAGTTAGTGAATGGTTTAACATGGAAACTATAGCTCAGGCATTTGCAACTATTGGTTTTACTTATACGGATGAACTAAAAGGAGCAAATGGAGAAGTACCGAAATGGCGATCAATAACGGATGTGCAGTATCTTAAGCGCAAGTTTAGATATGACCGACAACGGAAAGTTTGGGAAGCTCCATTGTGTATGGACACAATTCTTGAAATGCCTAATTGGTGTCGAGGAGGACTCGATATTCAAGAAGGTACAAAATTGAATTGTGAAAATGCTATTATGGAACTTTCTATGCATGAAGAGAGCGTTTTTAATGAATGGTCTAGTAAGATAGACCGTGCATATGCTAACGCAACAGGAGATCACTTGGACATACAAACTTATCGTGGGTATGCTCAAGAGCGGTTTCTCAACTATTACTTGTAATAGGAGAGAGGCATTTCTCTATGGTCACCCATCACTTGAGGAAATTTCCAATAAACTTGAGTGTAAGGCTTAGAGAAATGGTCTAGGTGCCCTATTTAGGGTGAGGAGCCTAGCTGGCAGCCCCAGTAAATCCTCTATTGGATAGGAACAGCTATATCGGGTAGCTATAGCAGTCGTAAGGTAACACTTGCGGCGTTCCGAAATACCATACCTGGCGATTCAGAAACAAGCAATTCTTCCAACGTACATAATACGGAACTCGCGACGACAACAGAGGAAAACTCTATTGAAACGGAACAAATCACCACCTTTCATGATGTGGAAACTCCAAATAGGATCGATACCCCCATGGCTCAGGATACTTCATCGGCTAGGAAGATGGATGATACGCACAGTATTATTCAGTTTTTACAGCGCCCCGTACTCATTGACAACATTGAGATCGTGGCTGGGACAACTGGAGACGACAACAAACCTCTCAAACGATATGTTACCGATATGACAAATTTACAACCATATGTCAAAATGTGGACGTTACCATCTGCAGTTTTGAAGGCTGGAGGTAAAGCTCAAAAGCTTGCCAACTTCAAATACTTAAGATGTGATGTCAAAGTAAAAATCGTTTTGAATGCTAACCCATTCATTGGTGGGAGGCTCTATTTGGCATATTCACCATATGACGACAAAGTTGCAACAGCTCGTGCTATTACACGCACGTCAAGAGCTGGAGTAACTGGATATCCGGGAGTTGAACTCGACTTCCAATTGGATAATTCTGTCGAAATGACAATACCCTATGCTTCTTTTCAAGAAGCATATGATATTGTTAGTGGGACGGAGGATTTTGTGAAATTGTATCTCTTTACAATAACACCAATCCTTAGTCCTGCAGCGGCATCGGCTAATTCAAAAGTAGATATTTCAGTTTATATGTGGTTGGATAACATATCACTTGTTATACCCACATATAGAGTGAGCCCAGATTTAATTAGACAACCGGCAACTCGGACGGTGACTCAAATGGTACCAAATCCTGTCAATAAGGACGCAGAGATACTGAAACGTGCTTTAGCCAAGGCAAAGAAAGATAATGCTTCTGGCTATACGTATATCATGGGTGTGTTGCAGAATCTCGAACCTGAATTGAAGAATGTTACCATGCAGGTCAACCCTCCAAAAGGAAAATTTAAACCAACTTCAGAAAATCCAAAGATTGGACCAATTTCTGAAGTTGCTTCAGGAGTTAAGACAGCAGCTAATGGCATCGAGCGCATTCCAGTGATCGGTGAAATAGCGAAACCTGTTACTTCTGCAGTGAAATGGTTTGCTGACATCGTAGCTGGTGTAGCATCCATTTTTGGTTGGTCCAAACCCCGAAATCAGAATCAAGTGATGCCATTTCAGAATGTCCCAGGATGGGGTTTTTCCCTATACAAAGGCATAGATATGAGTGTTCCACTTGCATTCGACCCTAATAACGAACTTGGCGATCTTAAGGATGTGTTTCCATCTGGCGTAGACGAAATGGCTGTGGGATATGTTTGTGGAAATCCTTCCATAAAACATGTTCTTACATGGAAAACTACTGATGCAGTTTCAAAACCAATAGCTAACGGAGATGATTGGGGTGGAGTAATACCAGTGGGAATGCCTTGCTATTCTAAGACTATTAGATCAGTTAAAGGTGCAAAAACAACAACTAATACTGAAGTCATCGATGCAGCTTCCTGTGAATATGTTGCTAACTTATTCTCATATTGGAGAGCTACGATGTGTTATAGGATTACTGTGGTTAAGACAGCATTTCACACTGGCAGATTGGAGATTTTCTTTGAACCTGGACAAATACCTGTTAAAACTACAGCAATGAATATTGGACCAGATTTAGATGTTTTGGACAAAGTTAATGCCCCTTCTGATAACAACTATAGATATATAATGGATTTAACAGAAGGTACTGAGGTGACAATCAAAGTACCCTATGTTTCAAACAAGATGTTTATGAAAACTACAGGCATCTATGGTGGAAACTCAGAAAATGATTGGAATTTCTTAGAATCCTTCACTGGATTTTTATGTATAAGGCCAGTCACAAAGCTTATGGCTCCTGATACAGTGTCTGACAATGTATCTATAGTTGTGTGGAAATGGGCAGAAGATGTAAAATTAGTAGAACCTAAACCACTCCTATCTGGACCGACTCAAGTTTATGTACCCCCGGCAACATCACAATCAGAAGCACACATAATTGACGTAAGTATGCAAATTAATTTAAGCAATAAGACAGACGAAAACCAAATTAGATTCTTTGATTCAGATGATGCTGAGCAACAAAATGTTGAGGCGCTCATGAAAGGATGTGGTGAGGATATATGTAATTTGAGACCTCTTCTCAGAACTTTCCGAACAATATCAGATAATTGGACTTTGGCAGCAAATACCAAGACACCAATCACAAGCCTAACTGACACCGTAGATTCCGAAGGTCGAGATTATATGTCTTACCTTTCATATCTATATCGTTTTTATCGTGGAGGAAGGCGTTATAAATTCTTTAACACAACCGCCTTAAAATGGTCCCAAACATGCTATGTGCGTAGCTTTTTGATGCCACGTAACTATTCCGCAGATGAAATTAACACCGACGGACCTTCACATATCACTTACCCCGTGATAAATCCTGTACATGAAGTAGAAGTACCCTTTTATTCTCAGTATAGGAAAATACCTATCGCATCAACTACAGATAAAGGATTTGATTCCTCACTCATGTATTACACTAATGCTGGAACGCAACAAATTGTAATGCGTGCAGGAAATGATGATTTTACCTTTGGTTGGTTGATAGGTCCCCCGCAGCTTCAGGGAACAACTACTGAAGTGGCAAACTAGTTTATAATTAGTTTAAGGATGTGCACTGGGAAACAGACATATTTCCCTATGTATGGCCATTAGTCTAAATTTTTCAGAAAATTTCAATTTAGACCGAAACCGAGTAGTACGAGCACTATGATTCGAAAAGACACTTAAAAGAAAACTCACTAGTTGGAGGCTTTTAAGTTATCAGCTTTTTGACATAATCTAACGACTACGACAAAATTTCGCAATTAG